AATTCTTCTTTATCTACGTATTTAACTTTAGCATATACTTCACCTGAGATACTTACCATGTCTGGATGAATGTAAATATGGATCATATGTAAGTAATGAATAATATATTGGAGGGTAAATTCAAATTTGAATTTTACTTTCAATATATATAACCCGTCAACCGCCAATTATGACCTCTCGTATCTTTTCCGATAATATTTATAATGCTTCTGAAAATTTTAAGAAGTGTTATGCTAAGGGATTGGTATCTTTAAAATGCAATCGCAGTAAGTTAAGCGAAGTAGCAGAGGTAATTCCTTATAGTGAAGGATGTATAGGTGATATTTATATTTGCTTTATTGAATGTAAGGAATTATCCTTTGTTGCAAAAGTGCCATTTATTACTAAGAAATTAGACGATGAAAGAGTAGCGAAGAATCATATTAAATATGCAATCTTACTAAATGACCGAGGAATCAATTGGAAGAAATTTGTATTCGAGTATTTAATGATGACCGCCTATGAGTTCTCATCTGCAGAAGAATTAATTAATAATTCCAATATACCTACAGATGATCCATACTTGCAAATGCACGTAAGCTATGCAAATGAGGCACATAATAACCTAATTGAACAGGCTAGACTATGCAGGATTGTTATTCAAGAGCTTGAAATCTAGATTTATTTATTAAACATTAAAACATTATTTTTTATGATATAAAAAAAGTATTTTACTCATCAAGAATATCCAATACATTTTGAAGTGATATTTCATTCTGTACCATTGTATTATATACTTCATGTGCTTTTTTAATATTTGATCTTAATCGTTCCTCCGTTGGTATTTTTGCCCTCGCTACTAAATCATGAGTAGAATTGAATGCATATGCTACCATTTGTAAATAATTAAATATCAAAGAATCATCCTTATTATTTAATCTAAGTACATAATGAATTGCACCATGAAATAAATTACTATCAAAAATATCAGTAGTAATAAAAGGTGCTACATCACAATCTAATAAACAATTATTAAGATAACATATGTAAATGTCGCCTTTTGTTTTTTCTTCGTATGGAATGACTTCTGCAACATCATATAGTGATTGGTAATCGTATTCTAATGAGGTAAGCTTTTTAGCATAATGATTCTTAAACTCTTCGCAATTGCAATTGTGATTGTTTGAGAAGATAGATGCCATGCTTGTTTATGTACGTTTGTATATGTACGTTTGTAATATGATTAAAAGTAAAATTCACATTTTATTTTTACTTTAATTAAAAATTGAATTTTACTTTTTAATTAATAGCATTCATGACCGAATACAACGTCAGAGAAGTTTCAAATAACAGGGTTCATACTGTATATTTAGAAAATGATAAACTATTAATAGTAGAAATAGATAACATTATTTATAGAGCAGAATTGACATCAGAAAATATTATTCGAGAACCCGAAGGTTTCATTAGTGATGAATATCTAATTGATTACTTTAAAAGTTTATTAAAAAGGGAAATGCGTATTAAATATACTAGGGGTATGTATATTATATCTTGGCATAGTGTTGATAAGCATTTTATTTTGGAATTAGAACTCAATAATCCTAAAGAGTTATATCTATTAGAACAAATCAAAGAATTGAAACGCCAATTAAGACATGCATAACATGCATTTTTATTTTTTATATTATAAAACATTATTTTTTTACAATTAAAAAAATGATGTTTTATATCTTCATATATAATTTATTCATAGAATATAGACAATCCGCAATATCATAAAAATGGTGATAATCTCTAGTAGAATATTCATCAGTTATAGTAAAGTTCATTAGAGATTCAATATCATTAACTATAAAACTAGCAATTTTTAAATACCAATGTATGTATTTATAAGAATGTCTTGTGTAGTCATTTATTTCAATTATATAATCAATATTGTCAGTTTTTGCTTCAAGATAATTATTAACTTTAATTGAATTATTATTACAAGCTATATAAATACATTGGTCGCTAAGTTTAAATTCTTCATTCTTTTCATCGTTTCTTATAAATCTACATATGGTATTCAAAGGTAGTATAGCATTAGAAGGGGTGATTTCTGTCATAATACAATTTGAAGCAATAGCATTTATTGAACCTTTGAGGATGTCTTCCATTTTGATATATAAATATTTATAAATTCAAATTTTAAAAATATGTGGTAAAATATAACATGGCAACCCAAACAACCACTTTAGGTGGTGGAGGTGGTAGTCCATTTACTGCAAGTTGTCCAAATGGAGAGTATATTTCACAATGGTATGGGGCTAGTGGTGGACTATTAGATAGAATAGGAGCGAAGTGTTCCGATGGTACAAATTTAGGACCATATGGTGGAGGTGGTGGTAATAATTGGACGGATTCTATGGGTGGCCCTTATACTAATTTTTCAGGAAGAGGTGGAACTTACGTTGATAAATTCGGAGGACATGGCGGAGGTGGAGGTAATGCTTGGAATGATAGTTGCCCAAAAGGTGTAGCGACTGGTATATTTGGTAATTCTGGAGGATTAGTCGATAAGTTAGGTATTAAGTGTTCAATGCCTTATAAATGGTGTGTAAATAATTTAGAAAATGCTATATGTAGTGGGGTTGATGCTGATACACTGAATAAATCCTGTAATGTAAATTTCACTTCTACATGTGTCGATAGAAAGGATGAGCTAACAGATACCACTATGAAAAAATATTGTAGTGAAAATCCTTCAACTGATATATGTTCTTGTTATCTACCTGCTCCATCCTTCATACCGCCAGCTATAAGCGGTCTGCCTCAATGCTGGAATAAGAATTGTGCAACGTATGGTTATGTACCGAAGAATATGAGACAATCATGTCCTAATATTACTATCTGCACACAGGATATGACAACCAGCGGTAATAACAATGCATTAACAAGTAATATTATAGTCCAAAACTGCTCATCTACTACAAATGGTAGTGATACATCGAGTGCGACAACAAAAGGAGGAACCACACATATAAACTCTGGAACCGAAACTGGAGAAGGGTCTGATACTCTTCTTGCTAAATTAGGAATTGGGACTCAGCAGGGAATGAATAAAACATATTTTTGGATTATCTGTGCTATATTAGGAGCTGGTATTCTATTTTTATTAATGGGTAGTAGTGATGAATCATCTAGCAAAGTAGAAAGGAACGTTGATTATCCCCAGTACCAATCTAATCAATCAACTAATTCACAATATCAATCTAATCAACCGCAAAAGTATAGTTATTAAATATGAATTTGTAAATTATAAGAAAGTATACTATACAATGGAAGAATATAATATTATTCATCGTTCATTGTTGATTAAATCAAATATTAAAAAAGAATTAGATAATATGATTATCAAAAATAAAAATATACATTACAAGTCTTTAATAATACATAGAAAATATACAAGTTGTGAAAATCAATTAAAACAATTAGATATTAAAATGAATAATTTATTATCTGATTTTAAGAATGAATTAATGGATGAACCTATATTCGATATGGCATTGCGTGAAATTGAAGACGAGATAGAATTTAAATCAGAAGAACGTGATAGAAGGTATATGACTCTGATGTCATACAATGAAAAAATAAAAGAGAATGAAGAAAAACTCTCATTACTTCAAACGCGTTATAAAATAATATGTGATATTACCCAATTACTTGTATAATTATTTTTTTATTATTATATAATGTCTGAATATACAAAGAAAGAAGATACAAAACCAGAATACACAAAAAAAGAAGATACAAACCTAAAAGATATAAAACCAGAATACACAAAACCAGAAGACACCGCAATATATGAATATTTAGAAACTGGTTCTGTTGTTTTTGGATTTATTATATTAGTTTGTGGAATTATTTATCTTCTATGTACTATAAATGGAATGGCCTATTTTACTTATACACATAAAGAAGGAGCTTGGTTTCTTTTAGATGCTTTAATAGCAATTGGTGCCATTATACTTGGAGGTCTTCTTTTTCCTTTATCCGATGAGTTTAAAAGAATTAGACTTGAAAAAAAGTATGCTAAATTAAAAAAATAGTCTTCTGTTTAAAACGATCCTAAATATTCTATTATAACATTTGCACTAATATCAATACTAATAGATGGATTAAACTCATTTGTTGTATATGTATAAATAGGTAGTGTTCCCATAATACTATCACCGGCATGTCTAATTATATATGGGAAAGAAATAGTTCCTTTGAACCCAGTATCTACTCCGAAAGATATCAGTGGACCAATATAAGAGAGCCCAGTAATCATTAATTTAATTTGTATTTCTGCAGGAGTAGATGTAGTGAAATATCCTGTAAATGTTAATTTATAATACCCTTCCTTAAATAATCTGATTTGACCCAAAGGAAAGTATGGCATTATTTCTACATTATTTGTAGCATTAATATAAGTACTACCTAATGATAAAGGAATTGGTATATTTTCATAACTATACATAGGCGTATTAAATGTACCACTAAAACTTACTTGTGCCAAAGCAACAGGATTAAAATATAATCCATTAGAAGCTTTTATGATTGCAGTATTTGATCCTTTTCCTGTTGTATTTGCTGTGAGGACAGTTTCATTATAAGGCATATTTGATGAAAATCTAGTATTATTACCTAAATAATTACAATATGATCCAGAAAAATAACCTGACATAGTATCAGAACATGCATTAGATCCTAAAAATGTATTACCAGTTCCTGCTATATCAGCTCCTCCCGCTAAGACGCCTATTGCTGTATTAAATGAACCATTAGTAAGTTGTAATGAACGTCCTCCTACTGACGTATTTCCAAATCCACTTTGATTACTCGTTAAAGAAAGTGTGCCTATTCCAGTATTTACTGCACCTATTGTAATACTTTTTAAAGCACTATCGCCGACTGCAGTATTTCCTCCGAATCCTGCCATAGTCTCATTTAAAGCATCGGTTCCTATTGCAACATTTCCAAATATTAACATTGACTGTTCGCCCATTGTAGTATCAGATATTTGAGCAAATGCAGGTTTGCTAACAGTTTTTAATACATTATTATCAATTTGTAAATTTGTTCCAACTGTAAGATTACCAGCTATACCATTTTCTACTTTAACTATACCATTTGGTAAATTCTCTAATCCAGTACCACTATTACCAGTATTACTAGCAGGAATTGGAGTAGGTAATCGTTCATTGCTCATATGATTCATGTTATATATTAAAAAAAATATTAAAATATAATTTTTAATATATAAATATTAAAATACTGTTTATAAATCTTTTTGAATTGAAGCATTTATAAATCTTTTTGAATTGAAGCATTTGGAAACAATCCTTCTAAATAAGAATAAATAAACTCAAATGGATTTGCAGGAACTACATCATTATGCAATAATACTGATCCAGTATAAACTGGTAGGATTGAAGTAGGCGATAATGAAATAGCATATTCAGCACAATACATATATGTTAAAGCTACCTGATTTCTATCAACTGAAGTGTTTGGAGAATTTGTTTTCATTACCCTATAAGAGCCTTTAATGCTAACATATAAATTACTCGCGGTTAGACCTAAAGAACTAATAGTATAAGGACTTGTAATTGTAAAACCCATCTTATATTATAATAAAAAAATTATATATTAATTAAATTAATTAAATCATTCCTTTATATTCTACAATCAAGCTCATATTAATACTTACTGCAGGATTTATAGTCGTATAATCGTATGAAGTATATATGGATAGTCCTGAGATATAGGTGTATATGAATTATCAATAGGTATAGGTGTATATAATGTATTACTCATAAAATTTATATTATATAAATTTTTAAAATATATAATTTATCTATTTGAAGTAAATTCTTTATAATTGCAAAACTTATTTAAATCCTTTACAATCTCTTTTTCATTCATAATATCACTTTGAAATAAAATATTTTTATCTGTATTGCAATTTAAATTATAACAGTCGTACATGTCATTTAAGCATGTGGGATTATTTTGTTTTTTTAAAATTTCAATATATTGAATATGAGTAGAATTATTATGATATTGTATTTTTGTTTTATACTTGTTATAATTTTCAATTCTTCTTCTTACAAGTTGCAAATTTAAATATAATGCATGACATATATCATGTACTCCTGAAAAGTCAGTCATACTTATACATGATATATAAAATATATTTATAAAATGATTATAATATAATGAGTAAGAAATATTTAATAGAAGAGTTGAGAAATATAACCTTTTCCTCTTCAAAACAAACTTTAAAGAAGAAATTTGAGTCCTTGATAGCTTGGTGTCATAAAAACTATGATAAAGAAGCAAAGGAATATTATTCTAAAGTTCGTGCCACTGACACCAAGTTAAAAAAAATAATGAATTTAGCTTTAAAAGAATTAAACCATGATGTGAATCCCTTTGTAATTATTCCATATGGTAGTCTAATTACAAAAACTAATATTTTAAAACATTCAGATATTGATATTGCGATTGAAGTAAAAAATCCAACTAAAGAAATATTAGTATATTGTGCTAATATGTTAGGGTCGTTGGGTTATAAATTTAAAAAAGAAAAAGATCATCACTGGATGTTTAGTAAAATAGTCGATGGTAATGAGGTAGAGGTAAGTATAATGGATATATTATACGATCCTAAACAAAAAAATATATCTTCTAGTATAAAAATATATACTACATATATAAAGAAATTATTATATGGGCTTCCTGAGTATCATACTTTTATAATATTATTTCATTTTTATCTAAATTAATTTTGTATAATATATGTCAAAAAAACAAACAAGAGTCGCAATTTGTTTTACAGATATTAAAAAGAGTTCATACCTATGGTCGAAACATCCTGCAGAGATGATTAATATGCTTTCAAAGCATGATAAAATAATTAGAAAATTTGTAGAAGAAAATTCTGGGTTAGTTGTTAAAACTATAGGTGATGCTTTTATGCTCAAGTTCAATAATTTGAAGGATGCATTACGTTTCATTATAGATACTCAAACTGTTTTTAAAAATAGACCTTTAGCATTTAAGAACTCAAATGATAAATTAGAAATTAGGGCAGGTATAGCATTTGGATCAGTCAATAGCAAAAAAATAGAGATTCAAGGTAAGGATATGGTTGATTTCTTTGGAGGTATTGTTAATTTAGCAAGTAGAATGGAAAGCAAGGTATCAAAGGTAGGGGGATTTGGGTTATTACTTCCTATTGATGATGCTAGTAAAAATTATTTAGAATCTCATTGTCATATAGAACACGAACAATTTACAAATAATATTGAAAGATGTAAAAGATCAAATATATTAGTTTGTAGGAGTGCTGATGAATTACATATTAATGATGGCAAAACATACAATGCTTACTCATGTGTTTTAAAATAAGCGTTTTATTAACATAGTTAATAAAACAATAATTTATTAACTATGTTAATAAAACAATAATTTATTCATCCATCAACATTAAAGCCATAGCAGAATAATTATGTAAATCTAATAATGTATCTCTGAGACCTTCATCATTTACTAAATTAATTCCATTCTTTGTAATAGAGATAGAACGTTGAATTTTATCCTCCATACGCAAAATAACACCGATTAAACCATACTTAGCAAATGCATCACCATAATCAATGTTTTTTCTTGCAAAGAGAGCTAGAGCTTCAGCTTGAATTTTTTTCATTTGCTCTACTCTATTAGGCTTGGATTCTATATTCTCTGTCATAGTTTATAATTATATTAAGAATTTTATCTTTATATAATATTTTCATATATGACATTAAAATGGAAATTATATTAATAATTTAATATTAATAATTTATTTATATATATATATAATGTTATTACTCATTGGTGCAATTGTCGTCGTTGGTATTTTATGGTTTATGAGCAGTGGAGGTACAGTAGCTAAAGCTACAGGCACTGCAACAGGCACTGCAACAGGCACTACAACTGGAATGGGTACTGCAACTGGAATGGATTCAGGTTCAGGAACTGGCTCGGACTTGAGTGCAGGAACTCAGGCTATCGTTAATAATTTAAAAATCATCAGTGCATTATATGGCCAAAATCAAGCATCATGTGCTGTAGGAACGAAATGTGATAAAACTAAATATTTTACTAGTTTAATAAACCCAAGCACTCCTAATAAATTAACTGGTGTTTTAGATTATAAAAATACAGATATAGGAGATCCATATCCTTCTATTAACAAAAATTTCATTATTAATTATTCATGCGGAACTGATCCAACTGTAAAAACCTTTGAAATTAAATCACCGTCAGGATTTCAAGAAAATATTAATATCGTTTGTTAAAACATCGATTACTTTATTATTCAATAAAAACCGATTATTCAAAATAAAAACCGATTATTCAAAATAAAAACCGATTATTCAAAATAAAAACCGATTATTCAAAATAAAAACCGATTATTCAAAATAATCCTTCAATATGCTTCTTCCATTGGGTTGATTTATATTTTTTTACTTTTCTCAAAGCTGGACCTATAGAAAAATTAGTTAATGCGATAGGAGATATCAAATTAAAATATTTACGTAAAATACTTATTGTTATAGATTTGAAACTTGATATTTCATCTAGAATGCTGGGATTTCTTGTAATGAGGTTTGTAATATATTCTTCAGACAGGTTTTTATTTTGACTCAGACAATGACAGTACTCATTATCATATTGAAGATATATGATTATATGTTCGGGTGCAAATCCCAATAAATATTCTAGTAGATAATGTTCATGAACATATATAGATTTTTTATTATCAATAGATAATCTTATATCTTTAAATGTGTGTAATGTATTATATACAAATTCAAAGGGAAGTTTTCTATTATGCATAATTAATAATTTCTCATTTAGTATATGTATATATTTTTTGACAAATTCTTGCGTTAGATTTTGATTCTTTGATAATTCATTCTTAATGATATTAGCCTCATGTTTATCATAAAACCAATCTGTTATGTTATTATATTGTGAAAATCTCGCCCAATGAATTTTTTCAGAATATTTATCCAAAAATTCATTAGACAATCCTGTATTGGCCGATAGCTCGTAGAAATCTAATTTATGAATATACTTTCGTGCGAATCTTTCCGTGATATTTGTATTTTTAGATAATGAGATAAAGTTTATTTTATGAATATATTTTTCTAAGAATGTCTCTGATATATTTGTGTTTAAAGATATATTCGTCCAGAACTGAGAATTGTCCTTACCTTCTTCAAATGAAATGAACTTTTCAAAGAATGATTCTGGGATGTGTTTGTTTAATGCTAAATGATACCATACAATAAACTTTGGATATTTATCAAGAAATTCCACTGAATAATTATAACGCATATTTAAACCATAGAGATCCATTCTATTTGAATTCCTTACTATGAACTCTTCTGTTATATTTTCATTCGTGCTTAGATAATCTTTACCCAGTAAGAATTTGTATTTATCGCAAAATTCTAATGGTAATTTAGTATTAGAGACAGAACCAAATAGAATATTATCTTTATTAGCATCTAAAAAATCATATGTATTTTTATATTCTCTTAATGATTCTATTTCAAATATTTTTTTGTTGAGATATTCAATGGAAGGTTCATATCCGAAATAATCCAATTGAATATTTAAGGAATTAATTTCATCTACTGAAGCATCTAGACTAATATGTAGAGTATCTGTATTTAAAGCTCGAAATGTGTCCTCGTATTCTTTCAAATGAAATTCCTTATCTCCTGTTTGAATTAGTGTTTTAAATAAATCGCTAGAATATAATAAAGGATTTAATACATAAGTTTTAGTAGAATAGATAACGTAATATTTTTCTTCTAAATTAGATTCATCTAGGGATTCCATTTAAATACTATGATTTTAAAAGAATTTATTACAATGTAATAGGCTTATCTTTATAAACATATTAATAAAAAAATTAAACATCATACGATGTGTTTAAATTACACATCATAATACTCAAGAAAGATTGCAAATTTATCCTCT